CAGACCATTTTTTAGCTTTTTCAGTCATTTATTGTCTCTTTAATAAAAGTATCTAAATTTGTGATAATTTTTATGCCGAGGCTTTCGGCTTTTTTACGTTTGGCACTACCTTTATCTTCTTCATCAACTAAATAATCCGTAGTTTTAGTTACAGTTTCGCTAATACGAAATCCGTGATCTGTTAGTTGCTTGTAGGCTTCGGCTTTGGTTTTATAAGAAGATAATTTGCCTGTAACGCATACTACTGGGCCAGCGGTATTTGTTGCAGACATTTCACTGCGAAAAGAGAACGGTAAAAATTCTCTAATTTCTTTGAAGTCAAGTTCAAGCCAGCCTAGGAGATTTTGTGTTACTTTATCTCCAAGTCCAGCCTGCTTACAAGTTTCTAGGTTAATTTCATCAATATTATTGACTATACTGCTAATTTTAGCACTTGCTGTATTGCCTACCAGTGGAATACTAAAACTTGCTAGTACTTGATGTAGCGGGGCACTACGACTCTTGTCAATTTCTGACAATAATTTTTCTGCTGTTTTTACACTACCTAGTAGGCCACTAACTTCATCAAGCTCTAGGTAGTATAACTCGGTAATATCTGCTAGCCCTAATTTCTCAATTGTTTTAGCGCCCATACCCTTGATGTTCATAGTTTTGCAAAAGTGTTCTACACGCTTACTCAACTGAGCATCACAAGCCTGGTTGCGACAAAACAACTGATCGTTAACCAGTTCTAGTTTGTAGTTGCAACAGGGACAATGTGTGGGTATTTCAATCTTCATGTGTATTAATTAACCTAAGATATTATTATACAGTATTAACCAGTGTGTTACAAGCTAAAATTTTTGTTGCCTTTACAGTAGAAATTTAGGCATCAACTTTGTGCAAGATACAAGGTATAATTTCGCCGGCCCTAGCAACTGCCACTGTATCGCCAATCTGTAGGTCTAGGGCTTCTATAAACCCAGGATTATTGAGTGTGGCTCGGCTTACTAGTGCATCGCCGATCTTAACAGGTTCTAGTATAGCAGTTGGTGTTACTTTGCCGGTTTTGCCTACATTCCATTCTACGCCTAGTAATTTAGTTTCTACATGAGCAGCACGTTCTTTACGAGCATATGCGCCACGAGGATGTTTGCTAGTATATCCTAACTGTTCAAACTGATGATTGTTATTTAGTCTAACAACAATGCCGTCACTAGGATAAATCTTGGCAAGTTCAGGTTCTAGTACAGTGTTAAATCCTAGTTGCTTAAGCACACGCATATCACCAGACCAAGTTGGGTCTAGGTTTGGTGTTATTTGATAGGCAAAGAATTCAATTGCTCTGGTTTTGAACTCGTCTAGGTCTTTTAAGTTTAAGCTACCTGCTGCATAGTTGCGGCTATTTTCCACATGTAGTGGAGCTACAATCTCGCCAGTAACTTGTACAGTTACATTACCAAGATTAATTCTTAGTGGCACTAGGTTACCATGCTCGTACATTTTATCTGTGATAATTTGGCCTTCAACACCATCACCACGGGTAAGTGCTTGTACTAAGATACCGTCTACGTATAACAGGCTAATAGCTGCACCGTCTAGTTTGATACTGGTAGTAACGTCTAGGCCTGCTAGTGGATCACTTTTACCCTCATCTTCATAAAACTTTTGCAGGCTGTACATGCGGTGTGTATGCTTGGCTTTGTTGCCGTGTACTGCTGCACCAACTTTGTTATAGCCGCAACCCTCTGCTAGCATGTCAAACATGTAATCTGGAATAGTGGGCATACCTTGATAGTAGGCCTCACTTGCTTTGTCTAATAGTTTATGTAATTTATTCATAAATAATATTATAGCAGTTTAGGGTATATAGTTCAAGTTACTTTTTATACTGGTGTCCAGCCTTTAGTAGAATCAGCCCGTCCATTAAGCACTAATGACACCTTAGAGGGGCTTAAATTGTACTTTTCACAAAAGTTATTAACTCCTACGTCTGTAAGATCATAAATTATGCCATCAGGTGCTCTTAATTTATTAAAAGGTCGTTTCGTACTATTTGTACGAATTCGTCTATTTTTCTTATTTTCTATTAATTTATTATACAATTCTGGAGCCGCTTCTTTCATCCATTTATGACCTTCTCCAGATGAAATATGCGATATAATAGATTTAGATAAATTAGTCATTTCTGCAATTTGCGCGCCAGTTAAATTAGTTGTTACTAATAATTTTAATGCTTCTAGGTAATTCTTATTACTACTTGTAGCTCTAGCATTTAATTCTCCAGGTGAAATATTTCCTGCTTCTCCTCCTGGGGAGGTATTAAATCCATTATTATAAGAATCAAACTCCTGAATATAAAATTTTTCTAATTTATATATTTCGTGTTCCGCACATTCTACAAGAATATCAAAAGTTGGCTCGCCATATGTATTATAGGCTTCTTGTAGTTTCTTTGCTGATTGATTCCTTCTCATATTCCATAAATGAGCATATAGCCTAGTTTCCAGTGTAATTGATTTTCCTATATATACTTTATTAGTATTATTAAATGATAAACAGTAAATTCCTATTGTCATATTTATACTCTCCTATGTTTACTTATATTTTAACATAGGTACATATCTTTATCAAGAGGAATTTTTATTCCCTCTCAATAATTTTTTTATAATATGTCAATATAATTTGTTCACCCTCAGCTTTACTACAAATGTCTAATAAGCCATCTAATAAATTATATATATTTTCTATACTAGCCGGTATACTAACGCCTTCTCTGGAAGCATGCCACTCTCCACTATAATTAAGAAAATACTTGCGTAGTTGTATGTAGGTAACTTCTCTAAAGTCATTTACTACTAGTCTAACCTGAAAACCTTTTTCTAAGTTTTCTTCGATTAGGCGTTCGTAGAGTATGTTACTGTCCACTAGCGTCTACCACAAATACTTACAATATCACTGGCTGTATAGTTACTACGCATACCAGTTTCAATGCAGGCCTGTTTATTAGCCTCTGCAACTGTTAGTGGCACTACAACCATAAAAAATAAAAACACAAATACAATAGCAGCTATGGCAAAGTATTCTTTAACTGTTTCACTCACACTTGCACTCCAAGTTCACGGATTTGTTGTAAGCTGGCTAATTCATAGTATGGTTGCCAGCAATATTGACGCCACTTGTCGTCCATTAACCACATGTGGTAAATATGCCCATGTTTAGGGTCGAATTTTTCACTATATATCTTAGCCAGTGAGCCATATCTAGCACTCCATACCACTTCACCTACTTCAAACTTGTCACGAGCAGCACCATCTGGTATAAGCTGTGGATTAAAGTAGTTTTGACCTGGTATGCGTAGTGGTACACTATACTCATCTAATACTTGCTTGATAATAGTTACGCCACGATAGGTACTTTTAGTAATAGCATCAATAGTAGCGCCCGTAAGATATTCTTGTATAATAAATATCTTTTCATCTTTCGTAACAGCTTTGCCACGCAGTTTAGCTCGTTGCTCTGCAGTTCTGCGCTGACGTTCCTTGAACTGCTCAATAATTGTACCAAGTCTAGTAGTGTTATACGCCATGCCAAGAAACTGGCAACATTCCTTTTTAGTCCAAGCTTTAGTATCTTCAGGCGGAGTTTCTAGCATACGTATTACTTTTGCTAAATTAGCGTCTGTCATGCGTTGTTCTTCAAGCTCAGTTTTACGTTTTCTAGCCATAATTAAGTCTTAAAAAAAATTACCCATTATTAAAAAATTTGATATTGAAATTTTTTGGTTTATGGTGTATAATTAGATATTATTTGGAGATATTTATGATAACCTGTGGAATTTATTTATTAAATTTTAATAATTATTTGTCTGTATATATTGGACAATCTCAAGATATTGAAAGCAGATATAATAGACACATAAGAGATTTAAAAAATAATAGGCATTATAATTCAAAATTACAAAATGCTTATAGGCTATATGGTATACCATTTCTAGAAATTCTAGAAGTATGTTCTGCTGAGAATCTAACCGATAAAGAAATGAGTTGGATTGATGAATTTGATAGCTGTAAAACTGGCCTCAATATTAGAGATAGAGACGATAGTGCTTTGAGAGGCCCAAATGCAAATTCTGCAAAATATTCTAAACAGCAAATAGTAGATATATTTTTTCTATTAATTGAAAATAAACATTCTAGAGCAACAATTGCTGAAAAAACACAAGTACCTATTGGTAATATTAATTCTATAGCCAGGGGGGCTTCTCATTTATGGTTAAAGGAAAGCTATCCTGAGGAATACAAACTATTAGAGTCTCTAAAATACTCTACTATAGGTAAATCTAATTCAAAAGGAGCCCACAATAAATCGTGGCCTGCTTTAATTGATCCATTAGGCAACGTTTACTATAGTATAAATAATTTAAGCGAATTTTGTTCTACTAAAAATTTACCTTATGATCAATTTCACAGATTATGCAGTGGCAAAGCAAAATCTTGTCATGGCTGGAAAGTACAGAAGTAAAAGGCGGCACTAGGCCGCCAGAATTATGCTGCTTTTAATACACTGGCGAAGTAAACTGCTGCTTTGCCGGTAAGTTTGCCAAGAATGTCGTCGTCAATAGGGCCGCCCTTAGCTTCAATGGCTGCTTTGAGTGCAGCAATTGAATCTTCTTTTGATACACGCTTGCTGCCTTCGCCCGATGCAGTTTTAGTTGTCTTAGCTGAACCAGCACTGGAGTCTTTCTTAACATATACTCCGGCCTGTACAAGAACCATGCGTACGCCGTTTGGCGACATTTCAATTTCTTCTGCAATGTCTTTGATGATTTCAGTTGAACTTTCAGGGGTTGGGCCTGCTTGTTCATACATTTCAATAACTTTAGCTTTGAGTTCGTCTGTCCACTGTGATTGAGTTGCCATAATTTTTCCTTAATGAATGTTGTTGTGATTTGATTTTAAGTTGCCGGTTTTTACTAATTCTAATTCTATTAGTTTATTATAAGTAGCTTCATAGCTAAGTGCTAGTAGATATAATTGACTTGTTGGAATCAAACTGTCGGGCAAATCTTTTGGTAGACACTGATTTGCTGTACATATTTCTTCTATTCTAGCACGAAGCTGTAATGCTAATTTTACACTATCTTGTAGTGCTATACTATCCCATATATTGAATTTATCAGACATAATCTACCGACACATCTGCCATTTTATCTGGCAGGAATCGCCGATAGTTGTGTTTTAAGTCCCAGTCTGATAACAACTGCATTGTTTGTTCATGATGCTTACGACGCATATCGCTAAACAACTGAGAAAACTCTGCAAACACTTCTTCAGGCATTTGGCTAACATCAATACCCTCAAAGTAATTATTAGGGGCTTGTAGTTCTAGAACTGCTCTATCAGACACAGAACCATCACTTTTAGTGTATTTAAATTCTACAAGTTTCATGTGAACCCTTTATCTGTCAAAGAAAATATATTATACAGTGATTTGGCTGCCAGTTCAACTGCAAAATTTTTATTTTGATTTTACCATTTCCTTGAATATACCACGTTTAAAATCTTCACTACGTTCATTACTAAATAATACTGTAAACACTACAGGTGCAGTTATAGTAGTAAGAACTATAAAAGTAACTGCACTTATTAGTGGGCTAGTAGTAAAACTATTTTCAACTCCTAATCTGCATACATCAAGATAAACTGGCCTGTACAAAAATAACCATGCACAAATGCTAGTAGCTAACGCAAATACTAGATATGTGATTAACCAATCCATGCGCGATTACCATATCCATTGTGCGCTCTAGCGCCAATAGAGTAATCTATACGGCTAGTACTATTAGTGTGTCCAGTACGACGATTATAGCTTGATAGTGCTTCGTCGCGCATTTTATGGTTGGTATTAAAGATTTCCTTATTAACATAACCTGCAAACTGTTTGAACAACTTGGCGGTTCTAATCATGCCTGGTGTCCAAAACGGTGCTTTGGGAGTTTGACGGCGATATTTAATATTGCTAGTAGCCTTGATTGCTACTTGATCGTTGGGATGACGCTTGATATGTTTAGCTAGTTTACGCTTGCGATTAACTTCCCAAGTCTTGTTGCTTTTATATCGCGACCAATAATTTTGGTCACTTTTACTGCTGGTCTTACCTTTTGCCATGTTATTACCTCCAAATGAATAAATATTATATCAAATTGTGGACACTGCGTCAATATAATATTTTTATAACAAAAAACCCAGCCTAAGCTGGGTTTGGTATTTGGTGCCCCCTCAGGGAGTTGAACCCCGCACCAACGGATTATGAGTCCGCTGCTCTAACCATGCATGAGCTAAAGGGGCTTAAGTGTATTGTGTTTCAAACCAACTTTTTTCTACGCTGCAAGCTGGGCATAGGTAATCTTCTGGTAGTTGTTCAAAAGGCACAATACGATCCGGATCATTCTCATAAACATAGTCGCATACTGGACATACATGAATTTCATTACTCATTATGCCACCTTTGCTAATACTTGTTTATATTGATTTGCGTGCTTTTCTTCTACTTGTTTAAGTGCTGCAAACACTTTTTCAGCTTTAGCCAATCTTTGCTTAAATTCTTCAGCATGTTGGCTGCTCTCTAAGATTTGATTTCTGAACTCGTTTAATGCAATAGTATCTTGTTCAGCTTTGGCAATAGCTGCAAACTGTGGATACATTTCTGTGTACTCATAGGTTTCACCAGCAATAGCCATTTCCAGGCAAGTTACTGGATCTAGATCACCATATATTAGTTTAAGATGGCCCCAAGCGTGTAGTATTTCTTGGTCTGCTGTATGCTCAAAATGTTGGGCAACATCTTCCATGCCTGCTTCACGACATACTTTAGCAAAGTATCTGTACTTGATGTGCGCCATGCTTTCACCTGCTAGCGCACTCTCTAAATTTTTAAGTGTTACACTCATAATTGTCCTTGTGATGT